TCCAGAACCCACCGCGAGCGCCCCGAACCCCGCGAGCGTTAAGGCAGCGAGCGATACCGGTGAGAGTTTCTGTCCCCGATTCCCTAATCTCCTCCACCAACTTCAACTGTTCGGCCCAGATCGGCTTCAGCGCCTCTAGGCTGGCAGCTGTAGCCAACTTTACTGATAGCTGCCAGTTTGGGTTGCCCATCGCCACCCCACGCGCTTTAGCTGCTGCCAGTCCCGATTTTGTAAGTTCAGATATGCTTACTTGCTCCCCTCTTTTTACCCCGTGAACCTTGCTGTGGCAGATCGAGCATAAAGGAATCACGCGAGTGCCACCCATAGAGCGAGGGACAACGTGGTGTAATTGTATTTCGCTGGGCTTCGAGTGGTCGCACTCGAAGCAAGTGCTGCTGCTAATTTCTGTTGTTGTTAGCTTGCTCGTCACAGCCGCTTAATCCGCACCTTCAGCTCCTCGTTTAGCTTGGGGTCGGACAGTCTGGTCGCCACCTCTGCCGTCTCCAGCTCGTTCTTCTTTGAGCGGTGATCGGCCAGTAACTTCTTCGCGTGACTCCTCCACCACTCCTCTAACCTCGCGTCCTTAACCCGCATCTTGTGCTGCTCGCTGTGTTGCTTGCCCGATGGTTCGCCGCCAACACCCTTCCACTTTGGGTTGTCTTTTATTTTCCAAAGCGGCACGACCTCCCCGCCGAACACGGCGAGTGCCAGCTTGGTCACTTCGCTCAAGCCAGCTGTTTCTTCCGCTCGTTCAACCACTTCTCGTGTTCGATTTTGTATGCGCTCTCGAAGCGCAGCTTGTTGCGGACGAATACCAAATCAACTTCAGCTTGTCGGCCAGCTCGGTTCTTTCCGATGGCCAGCTTCACCAACATATTGGGGCCGCTCTGCATATCGGGATCGTCAACGTAGAGGAACAACACCACGTCGCTGTCCTGCTCGATGCTCCCGCTTTCGCGTAAATCCGCCAGCCGTGGCCGGTCGATGACTTGACGCCCCAGCTGGGCCAACCCAACCACGGGAACATTCAGCTCCATAGCCAACTGCTTCAGTCCTCGGGTGATGTTGCCGACTTGAACGTGGCGCTGCGCCTTCGTGTCGTGCGGCGAGGGTTGCACCAGCTGCATATAATCTATGATGATGACCTTGATGCCGTGGTTGCGGACTAGGCGGCGTGAGTGGCTGGCGATCTGCGCCACCGTGAGGTTGCCGTTGTCGTTAATGAACAGCGGTGCAGCGCGTAGCTTGGGTGCGTGGGCTGCGGCCTTCACCAGTATCTTTTCGCGGGTCGCTTTGTCGGTGACGTTGCGGTTCACCACGTCGCCGATGAGGTTGGTGTCGGACAGCGAGCAGAGCATCCGAAGGTTCAGCTCATCGTCCGACATCTCGAACGAGAAGAACGCCACCGGCGTACCGTTCATCACCAGATGTTCAGCGATGTTGCACGCCATCGCGCTCTTACCCACGGCTGGCCGAGCTGCCAGCGTTATGAGCTGGCCACCCCTCATCCCTCCGATCACCCTGTCCAGATCGTTGATGCCTGTCGGCACTCCGATCTGACCGCCGAGGTGTGCCTCCTCCAGAATCCCAACCACCCGCTGGAACGACTCACCTCGCGTGTCCTTCTGCGCCGTGATGCTGCTGTTCAGCCCGAAGATGGTGGCCTCGGCCTCACTCACCAGCTGCTCGGGCGACTCGGCTTTTGCCGCCTGCTCGGACAGCCGTTGTCCCACCTCCATCACGCGGCGGGCCTTCCTCTTCTCGTCAACGATGCTCGCGAAGTACGTCCAGTTGAGTGGCGTAGGGCAGGCCGTCTCGGCGTCCAGCACGTCGGTCATGCTGTAGTCGCTCGCGCCCTTGGCTCGGTGCAGCACGGCGTCCGAGCTGACTGTGACTCGCTCGGCGTCCAGCTCGTTCATCGTGCGCCATATGCCAGCGCACTTGATGTCAAAAAAATGTTCAGCTCCGACACCGGCGGCTCGGACATCATCGAACTTGCCAGCTAGGCAAGCTCCGATAAGTCCGCGCTCGGCGTCACGGTCGTTGGGTATGGTTTGGTTTAGGTTCATAGTAGTTAGTAATAATATTTGTAGTAGTAAATTCATTTAGTAGGTCTTGTCCACGTCGTACAGCGCCTCCTCAAGCGTGCGCTTCCGGCGGGCCGGTTGTGCTTCCTTCGGTCGGCGTCTGGCCCAGCCGTCGAACATCCGCTTCCAGCTGGCCATCGGTTCACCGTTGACCGTCCATCGGTCGCCGTCGTACTTGGCAAAAAAATCTGCCACCAAATCTTCGCGGCCCTTGCTCGCGGCGTACCCCTCCACCTCCTCCTGCGTCGGAGGAGAAGCGGTAGCTTTTTGGGGTGAAGATTTTGTATGTTTTTTTTCCACCCCACCGCTACCTTTACATACACTCCTAGGGTGTGGGGTGTACTCGGGTGGACTATAGTCCACTCGGGTGGACTCGGTAGTCCACTCGGGTGGACTCGTTGACACGCCCTTTTTCTTCAGATCGGAGAGGGATTTGAACAGACTTGAGCGGCTCATCCCGAGGACTTTCGCCGCCTCATTTTTCGAGGTCAGCGGGTTGGAAATTGTGAAGGCAAGCACCAGCTTTGCGCTCGCCGTTATCTCGCGAGAGTTAGCTATCTCGTCGGGCAGATAGAGGATCATTGAACCACCTCCAGACTCTCCAGCTTGAGGTTCTTCGGCTCGGGTTGAACCACCAGATCGCTGCGGCGCAGGATGTCTATGAAAGCCTCGGCTCGTAGGGTGATGAGGAAGCCGCAATTATTCTTCGTGTGAGCCACCACCGCCGTCTGACCGGCGGCAGCATCCACCAACGCTTGGGTCATAGCGGGCCATATCGACAGCCTCTCGACGTTTTTAACTTCCCAATGAATGGAGGGGAGCTGCGGACACCTAACGTCCGCAGACCCCTCTGGACACGCCCCGCTGAATTGCTGCGTGCGGTAGGCCGAATCGAAACCGGCGTCCCTCAACAAGTCACGGAGCTGGCGCTCGCCGCGCTTACCCTTTTCTCTCTGCGCTTTTCCCATTGGACACCAGTTCTGCGTTCACGACAGGATCAAACTTCTTCGTCGCCTGCCAGATGTGGCAGCTGGCTTTGAAGACCTTCCAAGCACGAGCCAGTTCCTCCCGCGTCCACACTTTGATGATGGGGTAGCACGGTTCTTGTGAACACAGCACCACACTCATAACTTGCTGGATGCGCTTCGGCTTGTTGGGCCAATCCGCTTGCTTGTAAGCCGCAAGCTGCCACGCCCAGCTATCGTAGTAGTTGGGCTTGTAGTCGCCTTTGGCGTTCTTCTTAACGTCCTGCGTCTTGTAGTCGAGCAGCGTCAGCTTGCCGTTAATAACAGCCAGACCGTCCACTTGACCGGCATAGCCTAGCTTGTGGTTCACGCACACAAACTCGGTGTTCACGAACGAGACTTGATTGTCCCGAGTCCACTCGATGTAGTGTTTCACGAACGGCTTGATTTCGTCGTACTTTGAGTCGAGGTAGCCGGTCACGTTCAGCTCATCGATAGCTGAATGAAACAGCGAACCGAACACCCGAGCGTCCATCATCTTCTTCTCGGCCGCTTGTTTAATGCGAGCTTCATAGGCGTCCACGCTGTCGCCCTCGGCTATGGGCAAATTGGCGCACGCCGTAAGGATTTGCATTTGCTTCCAGCGGTCGAGCGATGGGTTAGCCACGATCTTTGTGATCGCGGTGACAGACGGGTACAGCCCCAACTTCCGAGCGTCTCGGAGAGTTGTGTTGCGGGCTGCCCCGTCCTTTCCACTAACGGTGTGGCACGGAGCGCCATTGGGTTCATACCAATGGCCTCCGTCACCGTTGACCTCCCTTTTGGGAGAAGGTGTCGCCGCGAGAAACATCAGAAGGGCGCTCCTTCGTTGTAGTTCTGGTAGTCCACCGCCTCGAACGCTTTCGCTCCCTCATCAACCGGCGTGCAGCTGGTGAGATTGCTGTACGTCTTGCCGTTGTCGGCGTTGTTGTGGGTGAACACCAGCGTTGCTGGCCGACCAACGACCGCCTTCTCGAACGCCTCTTGCGTCGGGTAGTCTTTGATCTCAACTTCCCAATCCTTCAGCCGCTTGTGAAGCGTGCCGTTCTCGTTGGCGATTGACTGCGGGGCGTTGTGCCAGTCCCAGTACGCGCAGTTCACCGTGGAGCCGTCCTCCTTCTCCGTGGTCTTGTCAGTCTGGAACACCAGAATGATTCGATTCTTCACGTCGCCCTCTTTCGTCGTTCTAGTGAACGGCTCGCCAGTCTTCTTATTATGTGTGACCACTTCGACACACACACCGTTAGCCAACCCCTTTGGGTGTGGCTCGAACTCGGCCTTCGCAGGCTCTATTGCAGATAAGAACATATTATTTATTTTCCTCTCTTGTTGTTGTTTCTGTGTTTTCTGTCCCGCCACTCGGCGGAAGAAATTTGGTTAGCAGCGCAGCTACGGCATCAGCCAGCTGGCTCTTGTCGCCGTTGTTGTCGATGGCGTAGTCGTAACCATCGTACCCATCCATCACCGTCTCGCTGGAGTGGGTGTCCAGATCGAGCTTGTTGTTAGGATTCCATCGCTTTACTCGCACCACCACACCGCCCAACTCGTGGACGAATGCAGCCTCGTTCTCGTAGCGCAGATCGGTGATGAACAACACGTCGGCGTGCTTGTCGGCGTCTCGCAAGACGTGGCGCATCGCGTTCACCCAATAATCCTGCCCATAAAACTGCCGACGGAAGTCAGCACCCCACGCTTGAAGCAGGAGGCGTAACTTGTCCTTATTGGCCTCGATGAAGTTCACATTCATCTGGGTGACGTGTGCTACCTCGGCCTTCAGCGGGTCGGCGAACGCTGCCCGCCCAACTCGCAGCTTTGGGAGCTGCTTGCGGGCGATCTCGTACACGGTGTCTTTGCCGGACTGCTTCTTTCCAGCTAGGCCAATGACAGTCATCGCATCGCCTCCTTCAGTAGCTTGGTCGCGGCTGCGCCCATTTTGTATCCGTTTTTTACGCACCACCGCTTGAACTTGTTGTGAACATTCTTGTCCACGACGATGACATTGGTTGCTGTTGTTGCTTGTTTCATTTTGGTTTTTACTCTCAAAAACAAAAGAAGGTTGGCGCGAGGTATGTGCCGAGTCAACACATTTTTGAAAATAGTTTTATTTATTTTCTACTGTGCGGGAAACCTAGAAGGAATAAGAGGGGGGCCAGTTGGAGGCGGTGAGGGGCTTGCCAAGAGTGGAGACACGCACACGCACACGCACACGCAACCTACCCACACTTATACTGGGCTGCGTACTCGGAGAGGCTGTGGTGCGTCCCTAGCGGCCTCTTTCGATCACCGACTCAAGCCGGTTGATCGTTTTCAGCGCGTCCCGAACGAACACCACCGAGTTGGTCGAGGCACGAACCGCATCTCGGAAACCTTCGGGGTGGCGCTCAATCAGCCTTTCGCTGTTGTTCAAAGTCACCGTCGTGCAGCTGCTCATCAAGGGCAGCAGCGATAGCGTCATCCACGCCGCGATCTTTTTTCTTGAGCCGAACATTGGCGCTGACGTTGCGGGAGGCGTTGAGCAGCTGGACAATCAGCTCGCGCAGCCCACCCAACCCACGGATCAGTCCGAGTAACCAGCTCACGAATCGCCCGCCGCGTCAGCTTCAGCTGCGTCGCCGGTGTCGGACTTAACGCCCTTACGCAGAAACACAGCCAGCAGGCTGGTGACTACCACGTTCAACATTACGCCCATCTCCATCTCGCCGGAGAGGTACGCGCCCACAGCTGCGAGAACACCTCCAGCTGCCGTCAGATAAGTCTTTTTTCCAGACAACATAATAAATTATTTCTTCCTGCGCCGCCGATTCCTCGCCAGCTGCTCCCTTATTTTTAACACGATATAGAACAAACTGGCCAACGATATTGTGATCTGAAGCATCAGCTCCATCTCGACCAGCCAGTTACCCAACCCAGCCCCCGAGGCTAACGCCACCTTCATATCGTCCAGCGTAACTAATCCAATCACGACTTATTCCCCTCGCTGCATCAGCTTCGGAAGCCAGCTGCCAGCTGGGGCGTTCGTCAGAATAACCGTCTGCTCGGGTAGCGGAGGTGGCTCGTACCACTCGGCCTCAAAGCCGGTGATGGAGAAGTCAACCTCCTTTAGGTTGGCGCATCCAACCGAAAGCCACACCACCGCTGCACATAACAACACGATTGAAGCTGTTCGATTAACTCGCATACACTCACCACCACACGCATCGTCAAAACAACTCGGGTTCGGACAATGCAGCTTCTTCACTTGTCGATGACCTCCACCTTCATCGCGCCCATCTCGGAACCTTTTGGTAGGTACGGCTCTCCACCGTTGACCGGCAGTTTCTTTTCAATCGTCAGCTGCTTCAGCTGCGAGTTCGGGACAAGCATTTTAGTGGAGCGATCTGTCATAAAAAACGTGGTTGAGGTCAACCCTAGTCGAATAACCCTAGCCTGCCTCCCGCTGATGTATAAAATCTCATCGTTCGTGAAGTCACTACCCCAGTAGATAATCAACCCTTGCGCGAAATTGACCAGCACATCCTTCCCCATTAACGCAGCGAAGGCCGCCAGCAGCAGCCAGCCGTAATGGCCGACCGCTTGCTCGGCGAGCCGCTCGATTTGCGCTGCGTCTAGCTGGTTGGTCATTCACCACCACTCACCGCTTCCACCTCGGGATCGGCTTGCTCCAAGCTGGCGTTTAGCTGGGCCATAAAAAACCCCTTCGCCGCTTGGGACTGGGCCAGACTAAAACTCATCTGGCCAATCTTGCCGTCGAGGTCAACGACTTGGTTGAGTAACCCAATCTGCTCCGGCGAGAGATCGGCTACGTTGTGTTCCTCACCGTTGATGACAACGGTCTTCTGCTCTGTTTGTGTTGCTGTGTCAGCCATAACAAAATTATTTCTTACGCTTTTTTATCGCGGGTTTCTTCATCGGTTTCTTTTTCGGTGGTCGCCCCACTTTACTTCCATATGTTCCTTTTCCGTACGGCATAATTTATGATCCTTTCTTCCACTTACTAGAACTAGACTTTGTTTTACTTGGACTCCACTTAACTTTATCTGCCCAATATGCCGCAGACATCGGCCCTCTTGCTATGTTTTTTTGATGTCTGCTTTTGAACGCTTCACGCTGACCAGCCGTTTGGTTTGTTTTAACCCCTTGCTGACCAAATCTAATAGTCTTCGTCTGACCGCCACTCTTAGCAACTACAACGTGAGACTTGGTTGCGTGAGACGGTGTACGCTTCGGCTTGTTATAGCCACTTACACCGGCCTTTGCCAACCGTGAATCTTTTGGTTTAGCAGCCATTATCCTTCAAGCGTTTTCACTCTCGCGCTCAACTCTTGTACCGCTTTAATCAGCGGCATCACCAAGTTGCCGTACTTCAACGACAGCTTGCCGTTGGGCGACTCGTTCACTATGTCGAACTCCACACCGGCTTCAGTCATCGCGGTCTGTACATCTTGCGCGATCAAACCAAGCCGCACCGTGTCATCATCGTCTGGTCGTGCGTCAGCGGGAACCGTGACCGTCTCGTAGACCGCATCTTTGGCTTCTACAGCAGCACTCACCAATCGGCGTTCTGTGACTTCCTCCTGTGCCGCTTCAGCCGGTCGCGTAACGTGCGTCTCTGTCCGCTCGGCGGCAGCTTCAACAACCACTCGCATCTCGGTGCGTTCTGCAACAGCTTCGCTGACCAACACGCGCTCGGTCACTTCTTCGATAGCTGGAATTGTGGTTGTCTCGGTAATTTCTTCTTGTGCCTCTTGCACAACAAAAGTCTCACGCACTTCTTCTTGTGCCGTTTGCGAGATGTACTCTTCCATCACCGGCACACGATGAATGTCGTTCGCACGCACCTCGGCAACAGCTTCAACTGCCTCGACAGCTTCGACGTAGGCGACAGCTTCTACGGCTTCGATTGCTTCTACGGCTTCGACAAATTCTACTGCTTCGATAGCCGCAGTCTTCTCATCGCCAATCGCTTTGCCTTCGGGTAGTTCATCGCCCTCCTCGTAGTAAGTGGCGGCGACTGCTTCAACCGCATCCACGCCTACAACGGCGGCTACTGCTTCCACGGCTTCTACCGCTTCAACTCCCTCAACCGCCTCAACAGCTTCAACGGCTGGCGTCACGCAATGCGTGCAGATTGAACCATCCTCGTTGTACAAGTCGCACTCATCATAGAGCGGCGTGCGTTCGATGCGCGTGACCTCTTCGCTAATCTGCTGCTTCACCCACTTGCCATCAACTTCCACAATCTCTTCGCGGGTGACAGTCTCGGTGACTTCTTTCTCGCTGTGCTTGTGACGTTCCGACTTGATCTCCTCACGCGCTTCTTGTGTCACACGTTCCTCGGTGCGCTCCTCACGCGCCTCTTGCGTGATGCGTGTCTCGGTGCGCTCGGCTTCTGCGTGAACGACCACTTGATCTTCGTACACCGCTTCAACCGCTGGGATCGTTACTTCCTCCGTAACTTCTTCAACGGCGGGATGAACTTCCTCGCGTGTCTCTTCAGCTACCGCATCACGCGCCTCTTGCACGACTACGGTTTCGTAAACTGCTTCAGCCGCTTCGACTGCTGGGGTGACGAGTTCTTCGCGGGTCGATTCTTTGTAAACCGAAACAGCAATCTCATCTGGATAGTCGGCTGAATTAAGAAACTTGTATGTGACGGGTTGTAACTTTTCGATGAGTGCCAAGCCGGTGTCATCGTTTTTGATGTCACGCTTGATGCGCCTGTCCGAGTACGCTGCGAAATCTACTTGGCCTTTGATGGCCGTGATATTGGTGTCGCCTAATGCAATCGTGTTGTTGCCGATTGCCAACGCATTGTACCCAATAGCGATCTGATTTACTGCGCGATTAGCTGTGTTCCAACCGCTGCTGGCTCTGGCTGTGTCACCAATGAATACGCACTTCTGTGCTGCAACGAGTGCCGTGTTGCCGCTGCCGGTATCGTGGTAACGACCTGCACTATATCCTATCGCTACATTGTTATCACCATCATCGTCATCTAGTTCAGTTAAAGCCGCATAACCAATAGCCGTGTTGTCACTTTCTCCACCGTTAGCAGCGTCTAGCGTGAACGTGCCTACGGCTACATTGTTAATGCCAGAATCCAGTAAAGCTGCGGCTGAAGACCCGAATGCTGTATTGCGTGCGCCGGTTGCGGTTTTCAGCGCGTTGTAACCAACCGCCGTGCAATTGTCTCCAGTATCAGTAGCAGAAGCCACAAGCGTACTCCCCGCTTCGTGGCCGATCAGCACGTTTGCTGTGCCGGTGGTGATTGCGTCACCGGCATCTGCGCCGATGGCTAAATTGATTGCGGATGCGTCGTTCTGCACACGCAGCGCACTTCTTCCAATAGCAATACAGAGATCAGCACCACTAGCTTCTGTTTGTAGTGCGTGGTAGCCAATAGCAATATTGTAGTCACTATCACCGACCATCGCACTAGCAGCTTCAAACCCAATGGCCACGTTGTAATCGCCGGTGGTCATTGCCAGACCAGCAGCAGCACCTATCAAGACGTTGCCGGGGCCATCTGATACGTTTGCGCCAGCATCTTGTCCGATAAAAACATTTTGATACCCAGTAGCTAAATCATAACCTGCGCCATAACCAAGAGCCACATTGTTACAACCTTGAACGGCAGTATCCCCAGCATCTGTTAAAGCGCCGCCACCAAAAGCGTTATGACCAAGACCAGTATTGTTGTCTCCAAGAGTTGCTTCAGTACCACACGAGTAACCAATAAACGTGTTGTTCGTGCCAGACGTAATCGCATCACCCGCAAGTCCACCAATGGCGGTGTTCTTTGCGTTGGCGTTTTGTGCGGCGAGTGCGCTGTGGCCGATTGCTACGCAGTAATCTGAACCCGCTATGTCTGAACCTAGCGCGTTTGCGCCAATGGCAATGTTGGAGAGTTCCCCACCATTGCACCCGTCTAGCGCACCCAAACCAATGGCAACATTGTAGGTGTTATCCGTTAAATTCTCACCGGCATTTCTGCCTATCAGCACATTTGAATGACCGCTACTAAGATCGTAGCCAGCGGCTCTGCCAATAACCACGTTATCACCTCCCGTTATAGGTGCGGCTCTGCCAGCGGCAGTTGTTTGGCCACCAGCTTCAAAGCCGATGAAAACAGACTCGTGCATACTTGTGGCTTCCAACGCAGCACTTTTACCAATAACTATGTTTTGATTACCAGTAATCACGCCAACACCACCGGCTAGATAACCCATATACACGCTGTCTGTGCCGGTAAATAGATTAGTTGCGGCATTCCAGCCGACAGCCGTGTTGTATGCGTTATCAACGTTTTGATCTTCTAGTGCTTGATAACCAATCGCAACAGTTCCACTTCCATTTGTGGCGGTGGTATCTTCTGTTGCGAGTGCGGAGTAGCCAATTGCAATTGAGCCGATTGGAGTTGTCTGCGCTCCACTCGCCCCATAACCAATGGCCACATTTGAATTTCCCGAAGTGATTGCATCCAGCGCGTAGCTGCCTATGGCAATGTTCGAGCCGCCGGTTGTTACAGCAGATAATGCGTTTGCACCAATTGCTACACAATTATTCGCGTTGGTCTGATAGAAAGTAAGTGTCTGACCAGTTAGCGTACCACCGCTATCGTTAGTTGTAGCTTGCGATATGACAAACGAAGTGACAGAACCGTAGCCGCCAGTTATCGCTGTGACGTAAGTTCCTTCCGCAATGTTTGTGCCGGTAACGCGCTGATTAACATTTATCGTAGCGTTAGATGTGCAAGTAATTGTCGTTGCCGATGTCCCGTAAGAACAAGAGTTAATCGCACCAGCAGCAGCACTTGCGCCTAGCATTGCGTTTGCGCCAATTGCCGTGTTTCTTATGCCATAACCCACATTCATAGCGGCGGCATAACCAATGGCCGTATTTGAACCTCTTATTGCGTTCAAACCAGCGTAACTGCCAACTGCCGTGGAATAACCACCAAGCGTTGTCGTGGTAACGGCTTTCAATGACTGATAGCCAATTGCCGTTACGTCGCTTGCCGTTGTGACACCACCCGCTGCATCTTTACCGACAGCTACCAATTGATCCGCACTCGTCGCTACATCAGCCGCACCACTACCAACTGCGGTTGCGTTGCTGCCGGTGAATGCTAGAAGTGCGCTACTGCCAACTGCCACGTTGCTGCTAACACAATCTGCCGCTAGTGCGTTAAACCCAAGTGCTGTGTTGTACTGGCCGTCTATTGTACCAAGACTGTCCATACCAACCGCCGTGTTTTTATCACCAGATGTGCAACTCGACATTGCACCCGTGCCGACCGCAGTTGCGTTACTTCCAGCGAAGTTTAGAAGTGCCTGTCGGCCAACAGCGGTATTGTTATCCCCTTGCGAGTTGGCTCCCAACGCTTCCGACCCGATAGCCGTGTTGTAATAGGCGTTACTATCAGTACCGTCCAACGCAATCCGACCAACTGCAACGCTGGATACATCACCACCCGCACCGTGGCCAATGTCCAGCGAGCCGACTGTGATTCCCGCAGTAGATGAGATCGTGCCGGTGACTGCTAGGCCGGTGGAGGAGAGTACGGCACGGGCGGCATACCCAGTATATGAGCGGAATGTTGTGGTGTCAGCGTCCACATATAGAGGCTCGCCTTGACTTCTGATTATAGAATTGCTCCCGTCATTCCCAACTTTCAGCATCCCATCAGCTACGAAGTATTGAGCTGACGGGAGAATCAAGCCGCCGCTTGCGGTTACTGTGCCGGTGACTGCTAGTCCGGTGGAGGAGATGGTGAGGCGAGTTCCGCCGTTTGTTATTACATTCAGCGAATTATCGTTCAGCGTCCCAATTGCCGCCGCGCCGCCCGTGCTGCCCATATATACTTGGGCTGTGCCGTTGTTTGTGCGAATGCCGTTGTTGCCGGTTGTTACCACATCCAACGCATAAGTTGGCGACACGCCAATCCCCACGCCGCCGCCGTCTTTTTGTAAGACTAAACTTCGCGTGTCGTGGCCCGGTTTAGTGCCTTGGATGAACACATAGTTATCGTCTAGCACACCCATTGTAAGCATATTAGTGCCAGTCCCCATAGTGGTATCTGTACCAATTGCAAAGATTGCCGGATTAGTGTTTGCGGAAGACGCACCTACTACCGATAGCTTTTGAGGCGGAGCAGAAGTCCCCACGCCCACGTTGCCAGCCGAGGTGATTCGCATTTTTTCGGCTGCCCCAGCAGAAAACAGCCT